AACACATGAGTAAAGAAGTATTACAACAGGCATTAGATGCTTTAGATGACACAGGCTTAAAATGGCGCAATGTGGTTGCTGCTATTCAGGCAATTAAAGAGGAAATTAAGCGTTTGGAAAAAATAGAACTAGAAAACGCCAAATTGTGATATAGTTTAATTACTACCAAAGGGTAGTGTTTTTTGCAAAGAAACTTCTGTTTTTGATGGAAATGTAGTTGCCTTATGGTGAGACTGTATTAAAATGCAATCTCACCTTTTTTTTAGGATAAAGCATGGATAAGTATGCTGGCTATGTCTCAAACTTTGTACTTGCACTATTGCATTGTGGGACAAACGCCCACTTAATGCACTGGACAACAAGCAGTTTCAGCAAGCACATGGCTCTGGGCACGTTTTACGACCTCATTATTGAGCAAACAGATGCTTATGCCGAGGCGTACATGGGTAAATATGGGCAACTGAAGAAGTTTCCCAATGAATATCACCCCCCAAACAACGATCCAATCAAGTATTTTGAGACACTTTCCAAGTTTGTAATGGACATAAGGAAAGAGCTACCCCAAGACTCAGAATTGAATCAGCTTGTGGATAACATCCAAGAAAACATTGATTCAACCCTATATAAACTCAAGTATTTAGACTAATGGCTGATCCTAAACAAATTGCTGCTGCTTTAAAGTTTTATGAATCCAATGAGGGTCTTGCACCCTATGGATTGCGACATACTGGCGATAGCGCAAAAGGAAAAGGTTATTTTGGTATGTTGCCTCATGCGGGCGGCAGTTTTTCAACTGAAATATCAAGCGAATCAGACATTAATGGTAAAAACACCGAATATCCATTGTTAGTCCCAACATTAAACGCAACAGAATTGCAACATTTATTGTCTGGAAATGATCCAACTTCAGAAATTTACAAAAAAGCAGAAGATTATGCGACACAAAGGATAAAGCTAGGTAAAAGTCCATTTGCTCAACCTAATGAGTTGCGTTACCCAACACCGAACGAATAATCATGCCAAGCCACTCACCAGCACAAGCAAGAATGATGGCAGCAGCCGCACACGACCCTAAGTTTGCTAAAAAGGTGGGTGTTCCTGTAAGCGTGGCGCAAGACTTTAATCAAGCCGACAAAGGCAAAAGACTAGCCGAAGCAATGAAAGCAATGGATAGAAAGAAAAACGAGGGCGGTTAAACAGGCATTTGAGGATGTCGAGTGTGTATTTTTCCTGTTTTCACGCACACCTAAGCAAAGACCAAATCAACGCCCTCACCCGACAAGGTGCAAGTAATGATTGAAAACAACAAAATAAAACAAAGCCGTAAAGGAAAGACCAACAATCCGAACGGCAGACCCTCTGGAACGCCCAACAAGGTCACGCAAGAGGCAAGGCAAGCCATAGCCTTGTTTGTGGATCAAAACGCTCACAGGCTCGCAGAATGGCTCGATGCGGTTGCCGAAGGTGATTCCGAAAACGATGTAAAGCCAAACCCAGCCAAGGCGTTTGAGTTATTCCAAAGCGTTGTTGAATACCATGTACCCAAATTAGCCCGTTCAGAAGTCACGGGGGCAGATGGTGGCCCTCAAGAAATGATTATCAAATGGCAAGCGGAATCATAGAAATCCCTTACAGCCCTAGAAAGCAATTTAGGGAATTTCACGCTAGAACCGAGCGATGGGCTTGCTTGGTAGCTCACCGAAGGGCGGGTAAGACGGTAGCGGCAATCAATGATCTTATTAGGGCAGCAATCACTTGCAAAAGCCCGATGCCCTTGTTTGGATATGTTGCGCCTTATAGAAGCCAGGCTAAGAGTGTGGCATGGGATTATCTTAAATTCTTTTCCCGACCAATCGCCAAATCAAGCAATGAGGCCGATCTAATCATTGAATTGCTCAATGGGGCAAAAATCAGGCTATTTGGGGCTGACAATGCCGATGCCATGCGTGGATTGGGTTTTGATGGGCTTTACCTTGATGAGTATGGGGATTTTAAGCCTAGTGTGTGGGGTAATGTCGTGAGACCCGCTTTAAGTGATAAACAGGGCTGGTGTGTCTTTGGGGGCACGCCCAAGGGGAAAAATCAGTTTTGGAATATCTACGAAACAAGCAGAAAGCTACCAAATGAATGGTTTACGTTGTCACTTCCAGCGAGTAAATCCAAGTTATTGCCTGATTCTGAGTTGGAAGCAGCCAAGGCGCAATTAGCAGAAGATCAATATTTGCAAGAGTATGAGTGCAGTTTTGAGGCGGCAATTGTTGGTGCGATCTGGGGAACGGAAATGCGTAAGGTCGCTGAAGATGGGCGCATTACCAAGGTTGAAAACCAAATTGAGGTCAAAACACACACGGCTTGGGACTTGGGGCATACCGATGACACAGCAATTTGGTGGTATCAAGTAATTGGGGGTGAAATCCATATTGTTGATTTTTTTGCACTTTCTGGTGGAACAATTGAACAATTTGTATCAAAAATCAAAGAAAAACCATACAATTACGGAAAGCACTACTTACCGCATGATGCAAGAGCAAGGACTTTGGCAAGCGGTGGGAAGTCAGTAATTGAGCAAATGGCAGCGCAATTGGGCATCAACAATTTGGCTATTGTGCCAAGTCTAACCGTCCAAGAAGGCATACAGGCCGTAAGAACAGCGTTGCCAAGGTGTTGGTTTGATGCCGAGAAATGTGCAGATGGCATTGAGGCGTTGAGGCAGTATCAGCGTGAGTATGATGAGGACAAGAAGGCTTTCAGGCAAACGCCTAAGCATGATTGGACAAGTCACCCAGCCGATGCAATGAGAATGTTGGCAATTAGTTGGCGGCCTGAACCTACAGTTAGACCGCCTGATCCGAATAAAGTGTTGATTGTTGGCCCTGAAAATGAAGTCACAATGAACGATATGTGGGCAATTCACAAACAAACCGCAAGGAGTAATCGAATATGAGTGGAATAAATAGTCCTTACACATACCAATATGAGCACGTTCCAGCAAGTGCAACTGCTCGTGTTTTAGGTGGCAATGGCGCAATTGGTGACTACATTCACCGTTTGGCTTGCACAGTAGCAACAGCAGCAACTGGTAGCGTTAGCATTCTTGATGGAACGGGCTTTACTCATGTGTTATTGCCCGCATCACCTGGAGGCGGAATCGGTCAATATGACATTGAACTAAATATTGTGTCTAGAAATGGCCCGTGGAAAATCACCACAGGCGCTGGTGTCGAGGTGTTAGCTATTGGCATCTTCTCTGCTTAATCATGTCTAAAGCTGGGCTTTATGCCAACATTTTGGTTAAACAAGAGCGAATCAAAGCGGGTTCAGGCGAAAAGATGAACAAAGTGGGCAGTAAAGATGCCCCGACCGACAAAGATTTCAAGCAAGCCGCTAAAACTGCAAAGCCTGAAAACAAATGACAGCCGACTCGCAACGAAGGAAACAACAATGGCTGAATTAGTCCCAACGGAAGTTGACAAGTACAACACCCTTATTGCCACTTATGACAACGAGTTCAAGAAGTGGGAAGCACGCACCAAAAAGATTATCAGGCGTTATAGGGATGACACCCGAAGCGCCAGCGGTAACGACACCGCTAAATTCAATATTCTGTGGTCTAACGTACAGACCCTAATCCCCGCTGTTTATAGCAAAATGCCCAAAGCTGATGTAAGCCGTAGATTTGGGGACAATGACCAAATTGGGCGTGTTGCATCTCTATTAGTCGAGCGTGCATTGGACTTTGAGATTGAGCAATACTCGGATTTCAGAAGCACGATGCGCCATGCTGTTGAAGATCGGTTCTTGGGTGGTCGTGGCGTGGCTTGGGTTCGTTATGAGCCTCACGTTGTGCAAGTGCCTGGCATAGCCGAAAAGCCCGAAAACGATGATGGCTTGCAAGTTACCGAAGATGCAGATGAGGCAGAAGGCAAGGACTACACCGCTGGTGAAGTTGAGCCTATGGAACAAATCGAGTATGAGTGTGCGCCTACTGATTACGTTCATTGGGCTGATTTTGGTCACAGCGTTGCCCGAACATGGGAAGAAGTGACCCAAGTTTGGCGTTGGGTTTACATGACCAAAGATGCTTTGGTTGAGCGTTTTGGTGAAGAAGCTGCTAAAAATATCCCCTTAGATAGTGGCCCTGATCCTTTATCAAATTACGCAAGCAGCCAAAAAGAATACACAAGAGCAAAGATTTGCGAATTGTGGGACAAAGATACCGCCAAAGTTTATTGGTTCAGCAAACAAGGCAACAAGTTTATTGATGTGCGGGATGACCCACTAGAGTTAGAGCAGTTTTTCCCATGTTGCAAGCCCCTTTATGCAACGATGACAAGCGACAGCTTAGTGCCTGTGCCTGATTTTGTGCTTTATCAAGACCAAGCCAACGAATTGGACATCTTGAGCGACCGCATTGATGGGCTGGTTAAGTCTTTGCGTGTTCGTGGGGTATACGATGCAAGCGTTCCAGCATTGCAACGATTATTGACAGAGGGTGACAACAACACCTTAATTCCTGTTGATAAATGGATGGCATTTAGTGAAAAAGGCGGTTTAAAGGGTTCAATTGATCTGATACCTTTGGACACTTTGGCTAATGCTTTGCTCCAATGCTATCGGGCAAGACAAGAAATCAAGCAACAAATCTATGAAATCACGGGTTTGTCGGACATTTTGAGGGGCGCATCACAGGCTAGTGAAACAGCTACTGCCCAGCAGATCAAGGGACAATTTGCAAGCCTTAGACTGCGTTCTATGCAAGAAGAAGTGGCTTTATTTGCCTCTGATTTGATTAGACTTAAAGCGCAGATCATTTGCACCAAGTTCCAACCGCAAACCATTTTGATGTATGCGGCAGCAAGTCAAATGCAACCCGTGGATCAACAACTGATCCCACAGGCGTTGGAATTGATTAAAGACAAGCCTTTACGCAACTTTAGAATTGAAGTGGCAGCGGACAGTCTAGTTCAATTGGATGAAGCGGCAATGAAACAGGAGCGCACCGAGTTTATTGGTGCATTTGCTGGGTTCTTAAAGTCAGCCATGCCGATTGCACAATCAAGCCCAGAGATGACTCCAGTTCTGATGGAAATCATGAAATTTGGCATAAGTGCATTCAAGTCATCTAAACAGCTTGAAGGCGTTATTGACCAAGCATTAGATCAAATCAAGGTAAAAATGGCGCAACCGCAACCGCCTAAACCTGATCCTGAGATGATGAAATTGCAAGCACAGCAACAATCTGAGCAAATGCGTGTCCAAGCGGATATGCAAATTGCCCAAGCCAAAGCACAATTTGAGTCTCAGAAGCAACAATTTGAGGCTCAATTGGAGAGTGCAAAACTTGAGCGTGAACAGCAAATGGAGCGTTTCAAGGCTGAATTGGATGCCAATACCAAGATTCGTGTTGCTCAAATCAGTCATTCAGCTTCTATGCTTCCCGAAGATATGGATGCCCAACAACAAATGCACGCAACCCTGAATCAAGATTTGCGAAGCATGATTGAAGCGATGATGAACACGGTGAACAATTCACATCAGCAAGTCATGCAAAGCCACAATCACAGCATTGGCACGATGCAGGAAATGCTCAAACATCAAAATGATAACTCTCAAGTGATGAAAAATGTGGCCGAGTTAATTTCAGCGCCAAAACGCATTGTGCGTGGCCCTGATGGTCGTGCTGTAGGAATGGAGGTTGTTAAATGATTGAAACCACTAAAGGTCAAATGGATGAATCCGTTCTTGAAAAGCGAGAAGGCCAAGTTGACACAGATACCGAAACAACTGAATGGGTTGAATATTGGTATGAAAACCAAATTGTGCATCGTTCTGTTCATGTGAAACTCAAACACGCAGCCCTTGCTGATGGCGCTGCTTCATCTTTTTAAGGAAATAAAATGGCTAATTCAACAGCAATGTGTACAAGTTTCAAGGGCGAATTGCTCACAGGAACGCACAATTTCACACCAAGCACAGGCAACACCTTTAAGGCGGCTTTGTACTTTGCAACTGGTAGCTTGGGCGCTGGGACAACTGCTTATTCAACAACCGATGAAGTAACCAACACATCAGGCACAGGTTATACGGCTGGAGGAGTTACAGTTACAAATGCAAATGCGCCCGCAACTAGTGGCACGACCGCTTATTGGACACCATCCGCTAGTTTTACATGGTCAGCTTTGACTATTTCAACGGCATTTGATGCTGTTTTGATTTATAACTCAAGCGCTAGTAACAAGGCGGTTAGCGTTCACAACTTTGGATCGCAAACAGTAACGGCTGGCACTTTTACGTTAACCATGCCTACTAACAACGCATCCACAGGCTTAATCCGTATTGCATAATGGCACAAGGGCCTTGGGGCACAGGTACTTGGGACGATGCCAGATGGGATAGTCTTCCGATATTTGGCAATCAAGCTACGGGTGGCGTTGGCAGCCCAAATGTCGCTGTTACTGTTGCATTATCAGGCGTTCAGACAACGGGCGAAGCGGGTGAGGTGCTTGCAAATGCAAACTCTGCAACATTAACAGGCGTATCAGCAACAGGCTCTGTTGGCTCAGTTGCCAATAATTTAAGCATTGGACTAACTGGCGTTCAAGCGACTGGTTTGGCTGGCAATGAAAGCGAATCAATTACTGTTGCCTTGAATGGAGTATTAGCCACAGGATCGGTTGGCTTTGTCACTTCAAGCGATTCTTTAGGAATTAATGGCGTTTCAGCAACTGGCTCGGTTGGTAATGTTGTAGCATCTATTGCCACAGTTGTTCAATTGACGGGTGTCCAAGCGGTTGGCTCGGTGGGCGATGTAACGCCTCCAATGCTGTCTCTTATACACATCTCCGAGCCCACGAGACGCTACGCTATCTC